CTTTACCATAGTCAGGGGTTTGCCCTAACTCTTTTTGACGAGTAATATTTTCGCCAAAGTGAATTGGGAAGTTAGCTGCAGCAAAAGCTAAAGCAGGAGCTACAACAGCACCCGGACCAGCGACAACAGATGCGCCAGCACCAGCAGCTATAGGAGCGCCGTATCTACCAACAATACTACCGACTGCGCCGCCTACGGGTTCTGTAATGTATTTGCTAAGTCCTGTGCCTAATAGAGATGTAATACCTTGGCGTCGTGCAACGGCTATATCTTGTTCAGTAGTCGGTTGGTATTGTTCTGCGGCGGCTTGAGTAAGTTCTTTACCGTATTTAGCAATATCTTCGCTTTTAAATAAATTGCCAAGACCTTCTAATGCAGAACCAGCGCCGGATGTAAAGCCTGACTTAACAGCAGGTAGTAAGCCAGTTTTTTCTTTATGCTTAGCGTAATCTTCAAAACCCTCAGGGAATTGTTCTTTTGCTAACTTAAGCGCCTCTTCATCGGACAGACCTTTTGGCACTTCAACATAAGACCCATTGGGTAACGGTAAATACGGCATAAATTTTTCCTAGCAGTTTGCAGGTATTACTTTGGTTTAATTGCCCCAACTACATTTCCGCTAGGGATAGTATCTAATTGTATACTTTGTGGGCCTAAACTGCCACCTTTAGAAGTAAACCACTCAAGAAAACCCGGATCTTCAGTAGTCATTTCTCCCAAACGTTTTTTTCTATGCTCAGCAGCTTTTGTTGCGTTAATTTTTAAAAGCGGGTTATCAGCAATTTCTTTATTAATAGTTGCATTATACTTTTGAAGTAGTCCAGAATACTTAGTATCTAAATCCCGTTGCCCTTTGCTACCATACAGTTCGCTATAGATACGGTTTCTGTCAAGCGCAGACTGAGCGCCTAAACCCTGCGCCATAGCTGCGTTGTAGCTTTTTTGAGCGTCTCCAACATAACCAATACCTGTTTGGGCACCTTTTGAAACCGCTGAACTAAGGGGGCCTGCTGTACCAGCAGTAGTTAACCCGCTTAATATCATGCCAATTCCTCGATCTTCTTTACGTTGTTGCGCTAAATTAGCTAAGTAATCATCAATACGTTTTTGTGAAGTTGCATATGGGTCTACAGGAGTTGCCGTAGGCGTTGTTAATCCTGCTGGAAGAGCTGCCCCAGCACCGGATGTGTCCACTGGCGGTATATTTGCTGCTGGCGCAGGAGTCTGTAAAGGCGTTCTTAATTGAGGTTCAGCGCTAATACCCGGTTCAGATTTACCAAAATAGCCTGTTATACCAGAGCCAACTCCTTTTATTTTTTTCCTTAACTCCAACATAGCATTTTTTTGACGAGTGCTCATAAGCTGCATGTCACGCCCAAACTCTGATTCTGCCGCCTCAGTTGGCGGAAGATAATATCCTTCGTCATCTATCTCAACAGGGTCTTTACTACCGCCTTTAAGACTTACAATACCGCCTTGAGCTAAAGAAACAACTCCGTTACCCGCTCTAGAAGAAAGGAACGACATAGTATCGCCAACAGTTTTACCTTTTAAATGCGGATTACTTGCAATTACTTGACGAGATACAACACGGTCAATTGGCATATCATGTTTTTTATTTAGTATGTTTTTAATACCCGCTAAACCAAAATGATGTGCGCCGTATACTTCGCCGTATGTTGGATCACGTCCAAGGGATTTTTTAAGTCCTTCTGCATTTTGACGCAAATACGCCGCACCTAAATCAGCGTTTCTTTCAGGATTAAACTGTTCACCTTCTTTACCGCCCATGCCTTTCCAAGTTTTGTCTGTAAACTGAAAAAGACCTTTAGCAGTGCTATGCGGGTTTTTAGCGTCTGTTTTACCGCCGCTTTCAGAATGAGCTATACGAGCCAACAAATCTGTAGGTAAATTGTGTTTTTCTGCGGCGCTTAATAGAATGTTTGAAAGCCCGTTAGTTTTAACGGCAGAAACAGCAGGACGAGAAACTGCCATAATGCCGGCACCTAAACCACCTAAGTCGCCGTAGCGAGCTGCCATAGCAGTTAATTCATTGTGGTCATCTTGTTCCGCATCTTCATCATCTTCGGAGTTAAAACCGCCTGAAGCAAACGACACTAAACCACCACCAGCACCCATAGCTACATCGCCCATGCCTTCCATTGTGGGAGCAGGTAACTGATCTAAGCCAGCCATTTCTTGTTGCATACCTTGCGCAACCATTTGATCTCTTACGCTAGGCTGAGCGCCTTTAGCTTTAGCTTGTGCTCCTTTAAGCGCTGTAGTTTGTTTGTCACGCATCTGTTTAGCAGACATGGCAACAGCCATAGGCAAAGAAGTATCTTGTCCTTGCATAATTTTTAACAATCTGTCAGTTGGATAAATCTTTGGATTTAGCGCCAGCTTGTACATCTCTTCTAAACTCATTCCCATAATTATTCCTTAGGTTCCGCTTCCGCCAAACGCTTTGTATGCACCCAAACCAGCAATACCTAAACCGGTCATTTGATTTAATGTGCTTGGAGCGGCTTGATAGTTTTGTGTTGTTGTAGATTGAGTTGGTAGTCCACGCAACATTGCATTCATAAACGATAGTTGTTGTTGTGGGTACTGTTGTGCGGTAGCATAATTTTGAATTGCTTGATTCATTATGTTTTGTTGTTGCTGTTGTTCAGCTCCGCCAGCAGTCATTTGTGCTGAAGCAATACCCTGTTGAGCCGCCAACTGTTGACCGCCTAATGCACCTAATGTATTGGCAGCGCTAGCGCCTTGACCTAAACCTTGTAAACCTAAATTAGCGCCAAACTGTTGAGCTTGTTGTGCTTGTTGGAACGCGTTATTGTAACCTTGCCCAATTGCTTGGTTCATTGCCATATTTTTATTACGTTGATTTTCAGCCGACATTAGCGCTTCACGAGAACCACCAAAAGCACCTTTAGCTGTAGCTGCGCCTTGTTGTTGAGTGCCAGTAATATCGTACTGTCTTTGAATTTCTGCAAGTTGTGGATTTAATGAAGCCTGTAAATACGGACTCATGTACGCTTGTGTTACGTATGGGTTTGTTGCTTGCATAGCATAATTACGTCCAGCTTGTAATGCTCCCACACCGCTCATAGCCGCCATATTAGACGCATCTTGATACTGTTGTGGCGCTTGCAAATTAGCCGTAGTATTTAAAGCTTGTTGTTGCAGTGGGCTAAAACCCGCTATGTAATCTTGTGGATTTTCACTGTATGGTACATAAGGTTTAGTGCCGGTAATCTGAGTTGTACCGTCTGGGTTTGTTTCGGTATTAAACAACTGTTGCTGAGTAGCGCCAAGCATTGTTTCAGCATAAGGACGCAAGTACTCAGGAATGTTCGAGTTAGTTACATTAGTAGAAGTAGGCTGAGCCGGAGGAGGGGGAGGAGAGCCACCACCACCCATAAAAGGGGTACGGGTTAACTCTGTAGTCCAACCGCTGTGTTTAGATTTTAAAAAGCTCATAGCTTAGTTTCCATAATAATGTGGCGTTCTTCCATACCAACCTGTTTATACAGTCTGGCTGCAGATTCTCTAGCAGCACACTGAACTCTTGTAGCCCCATTCGCCTTTATAAAGCTACAAACCTGCCCATATACATCTTCATTTACAATTGCTTTGCCAGCCATTGCAGTAATAAATCCAACCCGATAATTAGGCATATTATAAAAACTAATAGATGCGGCACCATGAACAGTGTTTTCCTCATCTATTGCTACTAATAATACCCATGAACCACTAGCCAGTAAACCTTTTATCTGATCTAACGAATAGTCTCCAGTGTCGTATTTACTAGCTTTTGCAAACAATTCTTCTACCAAAGGCCATGTTTGATGGACATATTGTGTACCTATTGGTTGAACCGTTATAGTCATTAAGCTGGCATGTATTTAGATGCGTTAATTTGTGGCGCCTGTTTCTTTTTGCCTGTACGAGCTTTACGTACATTATTCATCATAGAATACAGTTTTTTAGCGCCCGCATCACTAGACCCATTTCCTAAATGACTTACCACATCTGCTGGTACAACAAACTCATTATCTGCAAGACGGGCTGGTTGTTTTCTAACTATAGTTGCTGGAATAGAATCACTCATGCCATCACCCTGTCCTTTAAGCATACGCCCACCATCAGAGTAACCGCCTAAATCAGCCAAACCACCACCAGCAAAATCTACATCATCCATTAAACCACCGCTAGCAGCCATCATAACTGGCTGATAAGGGGTCATAGGCGTTCCTGTATCAGGGGGGTTTCTACGGTCTACGTATTGAGCTTGATAATGTGGGTTTGGAGGAGTTACTGTATCTGGGTTATAACGGTCAGGGCTATAACGGAATTTAGATAAAGAGCCACCATCCCAATTAGTATTTGTTGGGGTGCCATAATTTTTCTTATCTTGGTTCATTAAACCCATTAAACCTAAACCAGCCGCACCATAACCTAAAGTTGAATTTGAAATGCCGGGAATAAGAGAAGCACTAGCAGCGGTTGGACCAACGCCAGTAGCTCCAATCCCACTAATAGGCCCAGATACAGCATTAACAAGTTGTGGTTCTGCTGCAGCACCAACGCCCATAGCACCTGCAGCAGCGCCGCCTAAACCGCCCATAAGACCAGTTTGAACTGGGTCTCGACCCGTTAAAGCACCGCCTAAAGCGCCTATACCCGCACCCGTAACACCCGCTCCAAGCATAGTAGAACCAGCAAGCATTCCGCCTTCAAACAATAAAGGGGCTGCATAAGGCGCAGCAATAGCTGTACCAGCTACTAGAGCTAGAGTTAGGGGATCGCTAAACATCCCTCCATTACCACCGCCACCAGACATAATCTATCCTTTACTTTTTGCCAATTTTATCATATTAAACCGTGGTTCCGTCAGCTTTTTTCCATACTGTACCGTTCCACCAAATCGGTCTATCTAAGGTGGTGTCATAGTAAATCTGCCCTATTGGTAATGCCGCTTGTACAGTACTTACAGGTCTTTCTGCAGTAGTTCCATAAAGAGGAATAGCAGCTGCTTGGGTAAAGTTATCTATCTGGTTAAAGTATAGACGAAGCACGTTAGAATACTGGTCAAAGTAATTAGTGTTATACCCTTCTCGTGGAGCGTTGGGTAAGTTAGGCGCTTTTGGCGCACGTAGTGGGGCGTTATATGCCATTATCTGCGTCCGTCTGGTCTTATATCAATACGTGGATAACCCATTTGCCAAGCAACACCTAGCCCAGTAGACTCAATTCTAAACGCCATCTGCCTACCTCTAATGCGGGTATAGACCTGCCCAGTAAATTGCTGTACTGCATAAGTTTTTTGAGTTGCGTAGTTCTGTGTACTTGCTACGCCCGGCGCATTGGGCGCTCCATAAGCAGTTCCTGAGTTAACACGAGGCAGTACCACCATAGTAACTTCTGGCAAGTTTGCACTAGAACCATTAAAAGTTAAGTCAGGTAGTATGCGCCATACAAACCCGAAGTTATACCCGTCACCAATATCAAAATCAGAAGATTGTATATACGACACAATAGGTACTGGAGTTAGCCCTGATACGTCGTCCACACCATTTTCATGATAAAGAATTCGGTAATTAACAGTGTCGGCACCCATTGGGAACGTACGCAAACCAGAATCTAACCAAGCAGTGCGGCTCATAGTACCGTAAGCCCAAACATCATCTAAGTAGTCGTAGATAACATAGCGGTCAACAACGTTGCTATTAGCAGAACAATAGAACCACCAAATCTCGTTATACCCTTCAATAGACCCAGCAAATACTTGGAAGTTCTGTGCTTGGTTAATATCTTGATAAACAAATTGACGCAACGTGCAAGGTAGTGTTTCAACACGTCCATTGTAGCGATAGAATTTATCAGTACCCATCCAGTAAGTTACGTTGTTAACCGTAATAGAAGCGTTTGGTCCCATGATAGATATGTTGTCTTGTAACAACTGGAAACCCCAAATATACGGAGGTCCAAGGTATTGCATAGAATAA